ATAGCATGGCTAACAAAATCTATTTTGGGGATCATCCTGATCCCGTCGATGTAAAGAGCAAGAAGGCTGCGATGCGCAAGCAATCGCAGGCACGTGCGAAGGTGAAGCAGACCGGGCCTGAGTCCAATGGTCATACCACCTACTCGCATGAGGTCACCTTCGCGAACATTAAACCCATGGTAAACGTCTCACGCACCAAAGACGATGATTCCGGCTGTGTCGGAGTCTTGAAGGGCGCTATCATGGACAATGTTCCTATCACTGTACCTAGCAACACTGCAGGTGCCACCACGCACGCGATGAAGAAGAGGTGTGATCACGCACCCCATCTGTCAAGCATTGTGGACTTCAGGCGCGGCCACGAGATTCTCATGGCCAAGTTTTTGCCGCTGCCTGAAATCCGCATTGATGAGGAGCTTGTGAGCAAGTACCTCACAAAGTGCGGCCCCGGGAAAGCTGAGCGACTTCTCGAGGCGTTGGGTGGGCACCAGCTCAACAGTGATATGGACACGAAACATGTGTTCGCGAAGCAGGAAGTCCTTCTCAAGGCATGGAGCTCCCAACCGCGCGTTGTATACCAAGGTACAGACATGTACAACGCTTTAACGGGTCCTATCATCATGGAGCTGAATGATAGGATGAAGCAAGTCTTCTCCCGCTCAAACCCCCTGAACACAGGAAACGTCGCGATTTACGCGTGCGGCGCCAGGGGTGAGGAGTTGGGGGAGATTATTGGTTCAGCGGAGGGCAAAGCCATTGAGTCGGACGCAACGAATAACGACGGGTCTCAAAGTGGGGAATTTCGCCGGTATGAGGCGATGTTCTACCGCAAGCTGGGAGCCCCCGTGTGGTTTGTGCGCGAGTTCGCGGCTACTACTGGCATTCGAGTCTGGACTCGCTATGGCATTACTGCCATGGTTGAAGGACAGAGGTGGTCTGGTGAGACCACCACTACAACCGGTAATAGCTACGTACACATGGCCCTCATCCAGTGTTCTCTGGAGAAGGCTGAGGTGGAGCGTAGCACGAACATACACGGCGGGGATGACTACCTTGGGTTTGTGGTTGGCGACGAGCAGAAGACCGAGGCAGCTGTAAAGGCTGTCTATGACACCTCAGGCATGAAAGCTGAGGTGGTGCAGCAAACTGCTCGTTGCAAGGCAACGTTCTACCGCAAGCGCTACCCGCGCACCAAGGTTGGTTGTTACCCCGTCCCTCAGTTTGGGCGCGTGCTGTCGAAGCTTAACATCCGGGCGAACCGAAACCCGGGAGTTAACGACAGAGATTACATGGCCGGCAAGTATTTGTCGGCTGCGTATGAACACCGGCACGTGCCTGAGATCCCTGAGTTGCTCGTCGCAACTGCGGACCGCCTGTCCGATAACCCCCATTTTGACACACGCGCCACTAAGTTGGCCGAAATGGGGGGAAGTGCCTCAAGTGTCAAGTCAATCATAGCCCGCGCCAAAGTCCATCCTGTCTCCGAGTTTTCCGAGTTCCTGAATGAGGTATACGGCATCAATCACTCTGATCTTGTTGACGTCTACGCCCGTGCCTGTGAGTCATGCGTCGAGTATTGCGACGTGTGGACTATCGTGGACGGTCGAGGCAAGACCAGCAACCGCCGAGGGAACCAGAAGTACATCGCGCCCGTGATGTCCGGAGATGTCGTCGACGCGTTGACGCGGCTTGACACATAATGACAAGCAACCCAGGCCCCTTCTTGTGGAGATGTCTTAACACGACAGACCACAATCCTAACAAGAG